TTCGTAATAAAGACTTTTACCAACGGTTCTCCTTTCATGTTCCGCATCATCCAAAGCTGCTCCCAATTCGTGCGATTTTCATTGCTTAGAATCACAGCCTGCACACCTCCAAACTTTCTAAATTCTCTTTGCCAATTCATCTTTAGAGACGCAGGACAAATCACAAGGGTGGGGTATGCGCCGCTCGCAGTCATCGTGCCAATGGCTTGTGCCGTCTTTCCTAATCCAGGCTCATCTCCCATTATACAACGCTTCTTCTGCAAGGCATACGCAATCCCTTCCTTCTGATAGTCGTAAGGCTCAATCAACATGTTGTGCGGGACTTCAAGCTTAGGCATAGGCAGAACCTCATAGCTCTCAACCGGCTCTTCATCAGATGTCCATCGCACATTCCCGCACAAATGTTTCTCAACCGCCCAATCCGCCATCAGTCTAAGGTAGTTTTCATCGTCCGGAGATACCTCCCAAAAACGACCCTCTGGGCGATATTTTGCAGATGGAATTCGTTTAATACACGACACCAAGAGGGGATGAAAATGAAAAGCTACCTTATAGCAATTAGGCGTAAGTGTGTATGTCATAACATTTGCGCGCATCATCTCTTATGCCACTTCTTTTACCTTTTTAGACCTCTTTGTGGACTTCGCAGTCTTCACTTCTATCGTCACATCAGGAACTTCTCCAGCCTCAACGCCTGCAAATGGGTCGCCTGCTTTTTCAAAATCTATCTCGCTTTGCACTAACCCCCACTTGCGCTCACAGATGTACTGCTCTGCCTCGTATTTGAGATTGTCTATAGCCAACGACAACTCCGACACAAACTCGTATCTCTCATCATCTACTACATTAATCTTAGGGGAGTTTACTTGAATTATATCTCCTCTGTCAAGAATCCGCGTACCAGATAATGCAATTTCATCGCCCGAAATCGTTACGCTTGTCACTGCAATCCGCCCGCGAAGTCCGCCTTCTGCATCTGCTTGCATCTGCAATTCTCCCAACGACAAGCCGAAAGCCTCCTTCTGTTCTGTCAACAACGCCAAGTGTGGAACAAGCGCGAGTAGCGCGTCCTTAAAGTCTTTATGCGTAATGTTTGCACCGCTCAAACTGATTATGTCCCCATCTTGACTAACATAGACTGCATTCATCGTGCCAGCCTTTCCTAATTGGATCTTCTTGAATTTCATTTTGTTGTATGTTAAATATTAAACTGTTGATAAAAAGCTTCAAAATATTTATCCTCTGGTATAGGCAACATTATCCCAAACTCACTTGCTGCATCAGATTGAATCTTTGTAAGAAATTCCGACATCTGTTTTGTGTTAAGCATTGATGATGTCTCGTACACCTTCTCCAATCGTTCTCCGACTCTAATAACCTTGCAAAGGAACTTTTTGCAGTAATACATATAGATGTCGTTTTTATCGGTACCAGTATCATTTTCAATGCACTTGAACCACATCCACATCAAATCGTTTTGATTGATTGTACGCTTCTCATTCGCTCGCTTGATTGTTAAAATGTAGTCTCCATTGCGAAGAGTAGAAAAGAGATAGCCTATATCCGTATCAAACGTAACACGGCCGTCTCTTTTCCTTACTTTTACAGCCTTCATCAGAATGGCAAGTCATCTTGTGGATGATTCGGAGTCGGCACTGATTGCTGCACTTGTTGATATCCTTCATTCTGTTGCATTGGCGCTGCTTGTTGCACCTGATGCACTTGAGATTGTCTATCTTGTGCTTGTAGAGTTTGTGGAGGCGTCATCAGAATCATCTCACTTGCTGAAATCTCCGCCGTTTTCACTTCAACTCCTTGTTGGCTTTGATACGAACCATAAACCAACATTCCATCTACAGCCACCTTCATTCCCTTCTTTACAAACTTTCCTGCAAACTCCGCAAGCTTATTCCACACAACCACGCGATGCCATTGCGTAACTTCTTTAACTTCCGTCCCGTCTGCCTTCTTGTAACCACCGGTAGATGTAGCGACAGAAATCCTCGCGTACCACAACCCCTGTGCCGTCTGACGCGCTTCAGCATCATTACCAACCACGCCAATAATACTTACTTGATTTTTACTGCGTGCCATATCATAAAATGTTAATTGTTATACTTCCTTTGACTTTGGACACCTTCAAACAATCCTCATATACCTCTGGGTACTTTTTCTTTACCTTGGCCGTATCTATACTATCTCGCGTGCTTTCAAGTTTACGAGTAATCCGCAAACGCTCACTCGTCCAAGTCTTAACACCACCTTTTACCATTAGATCATATAATCCTTCCTCAAGCTGCTTCTTTTTTGCCTCCATCTCCTTTAACTCGGTTTTGATGCGAATAATTTCCATTTCAGTATCTTTCAAAGTAGGCGGCAATTCTTCTTCAAGCAACGCTACATCCGAAGTGTCACAATTTCCAAAAAATCTCTCTCTGTACGGCGTGGCATCTTCTCCATCAAGATATGCTTGTATTATATGCTTACAGTCTTCAGAGCCTATACGCTGCAACTCCATCAATTCTGCTGCTCCATACTGCGGTTTTGGTAACCAAATAACATACAAGCTACCAGCCTGCAACCCTTCATTACACAACTCAAAGAGATAGGCATAGATAGATAACTGCAACGATACATTATCTTTGTGAATTTTACTTGTAGTTTTTATGTCTGCCAATGGAAAACAACCATTCTTGTCTGCATCAAAAACAATATCTATACTCGATGCTATTGCTGCATTATCGCTTACAAGATATTCGTTTCTCAAAGTCTTCAACCCATATTTCTCTTTAAGTGCTGCATAGTCTTTTACTTCTTGAATATCATCCCCAAATCCGCAATTATCGAATTGCTCGCACTTCTTATGCACAAGAGAGCCATGCGCCGCAGCCTTTTCCAAAACGCTCTGCGGAATATCCTTGTATGTCTCGGGGAACATCCATTTTACAATCGCAGTTACGCCGCTCAATACTTTTCCATTAAGCGTATACATGTGCTTTATCTCATCAAAAATAACTGCGCTTAAACTCAATGTTTCTTTACTCATTTTCATGCCGTCTTTTGTAATTTCTTTGATTGCTTCGTACACTCATCCACAAAAGCCGCATCCTTGCTTAAGTGAGGGTATTGATTGTAAATTTCTTCAAGTGCCTTGCGCGTCTTTGTGCGCCTTACTTGGTCTATAGCCTCATCCAAGCTGTCTTTGTACTCCTGCGAATCACCATAAGTAAAGCGCACTTTTCCTTTGTCATCCTTAATTTCAATATACGATACTCTACGCTGGTCATCGTACTCTATTACAGATACAAAGAACTTCGTCTTTGGATATTTTTTTTCATTCGTACCAAGTCTCCATTCATCATTATTAAGATTCACCCAAACAAAAGGACAAGTATAAAGTTCGCGACCAATACCCCAATTCACGCACGCACGCTTGAAAGCATCGGACGCTTGGCCTTTTTCCTTCTCTGTGTAGCTTTCTGTGCCTACATCCTGCTTCGTCACCCAATTTTCTCCAAATCTCACGGAAACAGAGCAAAAAAGATTTCCATTTATCAACTCATGGCTCCGTTGCCAATTCTCCGCACCGACAACCTCATCAAGCAATGCCATATCTACACGCGCATTCTTGTACATCAACAGGCTAATACCTCTGTCTGTCTGTGTGCCTACTCTGCATTCGATTTCATCTGCTTTCAGCGTTCTAAAATTCAATTTTTCCATACGTTTTTATAAAAAATATTCGTAGACACGGGGGAATCGAACCCCCAAGACTCTCACGAGCCCGCACCCAGCCGTGCCTCCACCGAAAAAAGAACTAAGACTAAATCAACAAGTCATTCGTTCATAGTTAACAACCAAACAAAAAACAATGCACAGAGCGTAGCAAAGACGCTCAAAATTAAGATAACATTCGCGGCGGCGGCTGCTATAATCATACACGCGAAAGCAGCATTTACTAATAATACATCGCGCCTCGATACGCTCTCTTCCAACAACTTTGTAAAGAAG